AGAGGTTGAGAACCAGTAGCGACGGAAGAAGATTTCAAAACAATTTTTCCAGCTTGATTAGCAAGACTGGTATAGTATTGTTCGACTGATGGATCAAAATTGATTAAATCGTAACACAACTCAACGTTAGTTAAAGTATAACCAGTTGGAGCGTTGGTAGTGTTGAACATGTTTGCGATAGTATCTAAAGTTAAAACAATTCTTACAGCACCAAATAAAAACATTGGAATGTAAGATTCAGCTTGAGATAAAACACAAGGAAGAGGAGCAGATAAAGTAAAAGTATCTGGACTAGTTCCTAATAAACGACCATTGACTGAATTCATGGAAAAATTGGTTGCTGTTCCACCATAACCGAATGCTTGAGATAAACCTTGTTTGGCTGCAACGTCAGTTTTAACATTAACCATATCTTCACAATAAAGATTATAATCAATAATGTTCTCAACAACTTGAGAATTGAAAAGCATTTGAAATTGATAAAATGGTGAATATACTGGTGTACCAAGCATCTGTCCGTTTGCGGCAGCCATACCAGTTGCCGTAAATCTATATCTGATATAAAAGGAATTTGGATTGAGAAATCCGCGTCCAGTGACTAAATCAAAAATAATTTGTTGATTTTCTGTGAATGAGGCACCATTGATAGGATTGGCGACTAAAGAATTGCAAGAAGTAGAAGCGGGTAATTGACCCATTTGTTTTGGAGCAACTTCAATTGGCAATGACATAATATACTTTATATTGACATAAAAACACTCTGAAAATAAGAAATAGCAAATTTTCTTTAATCAAAATAATTTGGATTATTTCTAATTAAAAAATCTAAATCTGTGACATTTTCATCTTCAAATTCTTGTGGTTCATTTTCCTCAATATTTTCTTGTGGTTGTTCTTCAGTTGCTTCTCCAACATTTTCTTCTTCAAAAATAGTTTCTTCATTCAAAGTCAATTTAGTGATTGATTTTTGTTGTAATTTTCTAAATATTCTCAATACAAATGTCATAGACCAATCACAATTATTAAAATTAACTTGTGCTCCATATTCATCAGTAATTCTTATGTCAATTGTATTCAATTCAAATACTTTTAATCTTGAACCAGCATCACCAGTATTGTCATAATAATTAATTTGTCCCCAAGGTGGTTGATCATTTAAAATTGTTGAAATTAAAGTTGTAGTTGCATAATTGTTTGTATCTAAATTTGAAGTGCTAAACTGAGGACAATAAATTTTTAATTTTTTAATTCCTAAAAGATTAAGAGCAAAAGGAGCAGTTAAAATATTCAGAGTTGGAAAATAATCAGTATTGTAATCAAATCCTAATAATCTAAAGCAAGTAGACAAAGAATGATTAATTCTATAAAAAACTCTCGCACTTGTAGGTTGATATTCTAAAGTCATAATTCCATTAATTTCATTCAATGTCAAAACAAATTTATGTGTATTTGCTAAAAATAAATCAGTCATGACTTGAAACAAAGATTTATAATCATAATTACCTACTGGTATAGTAATAGAATAATTTGTATAAACACCAAGATGTTCAATAGTATAACTAAAAACATTATTTGAATAATTAACAATGTAAAAAGAAACTGGAAATACGGCGGATTCTAATCCGCCTTCCAAATATTCAATATCATCATCTTTTGAAACTATATTTGGAAATGAAAATGTTAAATCAGATAAGAATGAACTATTTCTGAATATAGTTGCGTCATTGCTATTAACGTTGATAATCTTTTTTTCTTTTATGTATTCAGTCATTTATATAATAACATATTTTATTTTTTTTAATTAACCTTCATCTTCTTCTCCTTCTTGTATGGATTGTAATTTTCTATTTTCTTGTTCTTGTTGTATAGCTACATTTAATAGTTTTATTTCATTTTTTATTTCTTCTAATAAATTTTCATACTGATCTATTTGTTTGAGACTTTCTTCAAATTCTTCATCCGTAGAATAATCTCCATTTTTCAATTCTTCAATTTTTTGTTTGTATTCTTTTTTCAAATCTCTAGCATTTTTTAATTGTTCAACGAAATATCTTTCGTCGTCAGATATTAATGAACTCTTAGGACGTCCAGACCCAGGTTTTCTAGATTTTTTTTGTTGAAGTTCTTCTTCTTGTTCTTCATCTAACTTTACTTTCAGTTTTTTTGGTTCTTCTTCTTCTCGTGATGGTTGTTTGACATTCAATTTATTTTCTGATTTGATTGGTTTTCTGATAGCCAATTCTTCTTCTTTTAATTTTTTAGATGGAAAATTTATTTCTTCTTCTTCTTCATCTAATTTTATTTTTGGTTTTTGTGGTACGATAGCATTCGAAAATGATTCTTCCCAATCATCATTTTCTTCATCTTCTTGTTCAGTATTTTTTGGTTCAATGAATTGTCTTCGTTTTTCCATTTCTCTACTCATCAAAGAAGCAATTCCTTCTCTTTCTGGTTCTTTATTTTGAGATTTTTTTAAAGCTAGTTGTTCATCAATTGACAATTCAGATTGTTTTGCTTCTTTTTCTTTTGCTTTTTGTTTCATACTTTCAAAAATATTTGGAGTTTCAGATCTTTTTGGAATTTTACTTTGTTGTGTTAATTCAGTCAATCTAGTTGCTTCACTAATATCAGTAATGTCGCTAATTTCACTAGGAGCATAATTTCTTTGTTTATTTCCAATATTTCTCATAGCATTCAATCTTTCTAAATTTTTTTGAGTTAGATTGACAACATTTTGAATTGCAGATGCTTGTATGTCTTGAGTTGGTGCTATGAATTCTTTTGGAATTTCTGGAGGAGGTAAAGCAATTTGTTGCTGAACAACAGGCAAAGGAGAAGGTTGTGGAATTGGTTTATCAGTTTGAGTTGAATATTCTCTCATAATTTTTTCAATAGCAGATGCTTGTATATCTTGAGATGGTGCTATAAATTCTCTTGGAATTTCTGGAGGAGGTAGAGCAATTCGTGGTTGTGATATAGGAAAAAGATAAGATTGTGGAATTTGTTCATCACCTCTCGTTGAATATTCTCTTTGAATTGCTGATGATTGCATATCTTCAGATGGTGGTATAATTTTTTTTGGAATTTCTGGAGGAGGTAAAGCAATTCGTGGTTGAGATGTAGGAAAAAGAAAAGATTGTGGAATTTGATTATCGGATTGGGTTGAATATTCTCTAACATCTTTTTGAATTGCTGATGATTGCATATCTTCAGATGGTAACATAATTTTTTTAGGAGGTGGAGGTTGAGGAATTGTTTGAGTTTCATTGTCAGTGAATCTAGTATTAAAAGAATCATTAAAATCATTGACAGATTCTTGTATCCAATCATTGACATCAGCGAATGAATCAAAATAATCTTGAAATGAAAAAGCGTTTGGTTCATCTAAATCTCTGTATGCTACTAAATTAGATACTATACTTTGATTTGGTAAAAAATTAGCAAACGTATTCAATTCGTATGATGGTGCAGTTTCACGAGTATCAAAAAATTGTAAATCATCATCAGTTGGTTTATTTTTTAATTTTCTTTTAATTCTATTATTCGATGGTTGAATAGATGGAATAACTGGCATTTCAAATGTGTCAAAAAAATCAAATTCGTCAGCAGTTGGAGTTGCTATTGGTGGAGTAATAATTGGTGGAGCAATTGGTGGTGCTATTGGTGGAGCAATTGGTGGAGCAATTGGTGGAGCAATTGGTGGAGTAGTAATTGGAGTTGTAGGTATTGTCGGTGTAGCAATTGGTGTAGTTGGAATTATAGGTGCTGTTGCTGATGAAGGAGGAGCAATTGGAATACTAGTAGAAGCAACTGGTGGAGTAAAATATGAAGGTGGTTGTTGAATTACATTCATAGGAACATATTGAGGTACATTTGGAGGAGGTCTAGGTGGTGGTTTTGGTGGTTGTTTTTTTTCACCACTAGGTTTTCTTCTTGGAGTTCTTCCAGCAAGATTAATATTAATTTTAACATTTTGCCCTTGTTGTTGTTGTTGTTGTTGTTTTGCTTTTTTTTGTTTTTGTTTCATGATATTTTTCTTTGTAATATTTTTCTTTGGTGGCATTATACTAAACATTAATATTTTTATTTTTTATTATTATCCATGTAAATTTTCAAATCTTCAAATGGATTGATGGGAAGTTTGATTTTATCAATTTCTTTTTGTTTTTCAATCATATATAATAATCTAACTTGTTTTTTAGCATTTTGTAATGTGGTGTGTTTTGAATGTATTTCATCAGTCTTTGAGTTCTTGACTTGATACAAATCTTTATTTCTCAATTTTCTTATTTTCCAAGGCATATACATATATCTAACAAAATAATTTATAGCATAATATATAATGAATATTGAGATTGTAGAACATAATCATCCTAAATTAAAAATACCAAATTGTGTTTGTGATAATGAATTACATCCAATTTTAAATGATTACGAATTACTCAAGTTGGCATTTAATAAACAATCAAGTGCGACATTAATTATTGGAAAACCTGGACAAGGTAAAACAACATTCGTTCAATCGTTGTTCAGTAATAGAAATGGATTGAGAGGAAAGTATTCTAAAATTTATTTATTTTGTCCTCCTAGATCTAGAGATAGTATGTTAGATGGAGCATTGAATCAATTAGACGAAGAAAGAATTTATGATGAATTGAATTATGAAAATTTAGATGAAGTTATTGAAATGTGTAAAATGGAAAATGATAATGATTTAAAAACAAAATTTAAGTTCATGCTCATTTTTGATGATATGGGTGCATATTTGAAAAATAAAGATACTCTCAAATTATTTAATGAATTGATGATGAATAGGAGACATATGAGAATATCAGTAATATTTTTAGTTCAAACATTTTATTCAGTTAGTCGTGAGATGAGAAGATTATTTACTAATTTTTTCATCTTTAAAGTCAATAAAAGAGCATTGACAGAAATATTTGACGAAATACTTGAAGAACAAAATAAAGAATTAATTAATGACGTTGCTAGATTGGTTTATGACAGACCACATACATTTTTATATATAAATTCAGACAATGGAAGATTATTCAAGAATTGGGATGAAATAATAATAAAGGATGAATAATTATTTGAAATTATTTTTTTTGATTAGATATGATATATAAATGAAAGGTTTGAACAACATTTTCAAAAAAACTGCCAAAGGTGCTGGAAATATTTTTAAGAAAGCTGGAGACGTTGGTGAAGATGTATTTAAGAAAGCTTCAAATGTAGTTGAATCAGTTAAATCACAAGCACCAGCAATTGCTGAACAAATTTCTAAAGGTGCAGGACAAGCACAAAATGTTTTAGGACAAGTTGCCAAAGTTTCTGGTAAAATTGCTTCATCACCAATAACACAATCATTGCCATTCGGAAGTGCCATTGCTACTGGTGCTGGTGCAATTTCTGGTGCATCTAGATTAGGAGCCAAGGCAGCAGGACAAATATCAGAAGCATCAGATTTGAGTAAATACAAAAAAGGAGGTGTAAGAAAACAATTAGAAAATATTAGAGATGTTCAAGAAAGATCTAAAGAAATAGCAAAAACTGGAAGAGAATTGGGTGGTGTATTTGTATAAAATATTTTTATCTAATCAATATATACAATGCCATCATCAATGAATAAATTTGTTTTAGTGATCAATAGCACAGACTATTATCAAAGATTTACAAATGTCAATGACCAATCGTATATGTTAAACAATACTAACATTCCAGAAGGAAATTATAGATGTAGATGGAGTTTTAGAAGTAGTTTAGAAAGTACAGCTGCGCCAAATGTATTTCCAACTATTTATTTAAGAACAGCAAGTGTTCAACAAGCATATTCAGTTGGAGCAACTGGAGGAAATCAAGTGAGTTATTGTTTAGGTTCAGCAAGACAATTTATTAATACATCTAGTACAACTTCATATTATGCATCAAGTCCCAATGACAATGTAAATTTTTACTGGAATTATAGACCAGGTAATGAGATACGTGTCACATTGAGATCAGCATTATCTCAAACTTTATATGCTGGTTCTAGTGAATATTTATTAATGATTGAAATGGAAAGAATTGAAGAGGATAAAGATTAACTATAATTAAGTTTAATCTTAATATACTGCGCTTGAAAATTAAGTTAAACTTTATATTTCTACCATTTTATATAAATAGGTGTATAAGTTTAACTAAAATTAATGTTTAACTAAGCAAAAACTTGCTTTTTGAGTGGTTAAACATAAATAAAATCGATTTTATTTATGTTTAAATAGCATTTTTGACCATATTTCGATAGTTAAACATTAATTTTGGTTAAACTTATAGGTAAATTTATATAATATGGTTCAAATATAAAGTTTAACTTAATTTTCATCTACCATATATTAAGATTAAACTTTATTTTACATAATCATTTATCCATGATTAATTTGATTAAATATAAAATTCTCGAATGGATTATTAATCAAACTCAACAATTCTGTTAATAATTTAACTATCTTAGAATTTCTTTCATCTATCATTGATACAACATTCATTCTATCAACCATATCAAGTACGAACGTTTCTATTATAATTAAAACTTTTTCATAAATTTCGAATCTTTCTTCTAATGTAGTATTTTTCAAATCAAAATGTTTTATAACTTTCATTTTTCCAAAACGTGGTGATATTACAACATTTATATATTCATTTGGAACGTAATCATAATATTCTGTGTAATTTTCTTTTAATTTAGATTTTATTTTTCGTTGATGTTCAGTTAGATTATCATCCATCTTCATATAATTCTAAAAGAAAATAATTATTAATTTTAAACTTTATTTTACATAAACAACGAATTCAATTTCATAATAATTTTCTCATCGACATATCTCAATGCTTCTTCTAAAATCTCAAATTTTTCATCAATTGTTTTTCCAGTCATATCATAAATTTTTAAAGTAATTCCATCAGTAACATCACAACTCATTCCACTTACAAAACTGTGTCTATAAATTAATTTATTTACATTGAATGGTATAAAAATTGTATATTGCGTATTTTCCAAATTTCTCACAATGAAAGGACATTCATCAAATTTTTTAATCAAATCAAGTTGATGTTCAGTATAATTATATTGATGAATTTCAGTATCGTCGATTTCATTTCTAGCAACAGAATTTCCCATTTACATTTATAATAGAAAATAATTATTAATTTTAATCTTTATTTTAGTTTTATGTATCTCTTAAAAAAATTTTGAATTATGATTGCTGATTTATTTTTGATACATCTTTTACGATAAGATTTTTTCAAATTATTTTTGATTACTTCATTATTTTTTTTATTGTATTCTCTCATTCTTTCATTTATTCTATCTCTATTTCTCTCTTCATATTTTTTTCTAACTTGTCGTTTATGTTCTAAAATTGCATCTTTATTATCTTCTAAATATTTCAATCTTTCTTCTTTCTTTTTTTCTAATTTAAGTCTAGTCAATTCTTTTTTATTATTTCTTAAATTTTCTAAGTATTTCCGTTTCTTATCTAAATCTTTTACTGGACATATGTCATTTAAACTAGCATTCAAATTAAAATAATGATAATGTTCTCTAATTAATGCTTCTTGTCTTGTATCACAAGGATATTTTTCAATTTCAATCATTTCCCAATTATCATAACCACCATTATTTCTAATAAAAGAATATAATTTGGAATTGTATGATTTACTATTTTCATTATTACAAGCATATCTATGTTCTATATTTCTTTGTTTTTTATTTGTAGTGTGTCCTACATAAATGTCTTTAATATTTTCATCTTTACAACAAAGTTTATACATTATAGTATTCATATATGTAGGCATTTTTATAGTATGAAAATATTAAAATTTCTTTATATTTATTTTACCTTTATGTAATTTGAAGCCATATTTTCGCTCGAACCCATATCAGACATGTCTTTTGCTAATTTCTTATTTTCTTCACTAGTAGTTTTGTATTTATCAGTTAAATAACTATGTCGCATCATATTCACAGAAATTTTCTTTCCTCCAAAAATTCTATTCATGTATTGGTTTAATTTTGTTGAAGTCATTGGATTTCCATTCTTATCCCTTAATAAATATTCTGAATCATTAATAGCAATCCATCTATTCAAAATATTTTTGAGTTGTTGTGGAATTGCTAATTCTTGTTTTCCATAAGTCTTTGCTGTCTTGTATCTATTAAATACAAATTTATTTTTGTCAATGTAATTATCTTCATCTCTATTGACACCCCCAATTTTACTTTTCATAGCACAATAATCTAAACTACGCCTTGGTGGAATAAAAATGCCTCCAAGTAAAGCAACAATAACATAATTCTGAATTTGTTTCAAATCATCGTTAGTCTTATTTGATTTCTTCAAAAGTATTTTTGCATCATTTTCAAGACGATCAAATATTTCCTTAATTTCCTCTGGAGTAATCCAATTTTCTCTTTGAGTGTCAGTCATTTCTTGTTTTTGAATTTCTTTGTTATAATCAGATACATCTCCATTCATGACATCTCTATAATCATCTTTGTCAGTCAACACTACTAAAGCACTTAAAATTGTTTTGCGTTTATTTGCTGGAATGTCTCTTAAATGTTCTAAAATTCTTGAGCATTCATCAAAATCAGATTTTTCAATTTCTTTATTTTCAAATACTTTTTTATGCAAATTTCTTAATATGGATGTGTATGTTTTGAGTGATCCATCAGAAAGATTTGGTCTTAGTTCTTTAAGTTTATCCTTAATATTCATTAATTAAAGTTAATATTATTTTCCATTAAAAATTAGCGAATTCTCTTGGCGTTCTTTCTTAATTTGTTCAATCTGTTGGCGTTTCTTTTCTTTTTTTTTGAGATGATGTCTATGATCATAAATTTTTTTCATTTCTTTTTTTTCAATCAAATCTTGAATAAAAAATTCTTTTAATTTTTCGAGGTCTATCATATTATTAAGTTAGAAATAAAAATATGATAACTCTCGTAAAAATATGTTAATTCTACACTTTTATATAAAATGGTTCAACATATACAACTTTTCTTTTTGTAAAATTCCAAGATTTTTGGATTATAATTTTCAATTTTCAGTGTCTTTAAATACAAATTAAAATAAACATTTCTATTTTTCCAGCAATTTTTATGAAATTTTCTATTCCATTCAGTGTAATCGCAATCTTCTTTTATTCCTCTAATCTTTTTTTCACAAGCAAGACAAATCATTAAAGAAAGAAAAGAAAAAATATTTTGCTAAATGTTTCTATATTCATTATTTGACACCTTTTTCTTTTTGGTGGGAAGGTGAAATGAAATGGCACCTTGGCGTGAAAAATGAATGGCACTTTTCTATATTAATGGTGGCACCTTTTATGGCACTTTGGCGCTTTGGCACCTTTTTTTAAAAGTTCTTCATGGAAAAGTTTATATTCGAAAGTTTCAAAAAAGGGTGTCAGAAGGTGCCACGGTGCCAAAAGGTGCCACGTTAATATAGAAAAGTATTTGAATAAAAAATAATATAATAATTAAAAAATCATTACATTATTCACAATTAATTTTCATTTTCTTGATATTGTTTCTTCAATCCAAATCCAACATAAATTCCTCGTTGAGTTTTATATCTTTTTGCTTTATCATAAGTAAAATTTATTCTCATTCGTTTCAATTCATCATTTATTTTTACATTTTGCAAATTACTTGGAAGCATCTCAGTCATGAATTGTTTTCCAACAAATAATCCTTTTTCTCCTTCAAGCAATTCATTTTCATCAGTCGTGAAATTTTCATTGAACCAACTATCAAATTTATTATTATCATTCATATTTTCTTGTGCTTCTTCATTCCATTCGTTAGGATATGATTTTAAATTTTTCTCATTCCAATAATGATTTCCATATTGTGCTAACAATTCAATCAAAGCCATCTTTAAATCAGTTCTCAATTTAGTAGCGAAATTTTTATCCTTTTTAAATTCCAATCTTTCATAATTATCTTGTGCATATTTTTCATCAAATTTGCTGTTGAATTGACATAATTTAAATCTTCTAACAACACCATTATCTGCTTTAATATTCAATGAATAATTACTAACAATAATTATTTTGAATAACACATTTAAAATTTCACTTTCAACAGCATAATTTCTTCCAAATGAATAAGTTGTTCCATCAGATAATGCTTTCAATCTATCGCTATCTTTTTTCAATTCAGATAATTCATTTACCCAAATTAATCTTTTTCCATAAAAACTTGGTAATTCTTTTTTCATATCAAAATTAACATCAAATATTTTATTATCTGCTTTTTTTATGTAGTTAGGCATTATTTCCTCCAAGACTTCAAAAATTACTGATTTTCCATTGGATGCTGATTGACCTCTGAAATATCCAAAAATTTGTTCTTTATCAGAATCAGCAGTTAATGAATATCCTATGAGTGATAAATAATATTCCAAATGAGAAGCATTGTTGTTGCAAATTTTTAATAATTCACGTTTGACTTCATTCATTTGATCTTGTGTTGGTTTGACATAATCACATGGAATACATTTGGTTAAATAATCTTCTTTTAATAATCCATTTCTGAATTTCATTGTTTTTAAATCTAGTATTCCATTTTGAAATGTTAGTTGATATTTATTGTCATCTAATCTGTTAATGAATTCATCATCACAAATATAAGTTGTTAGAAAATCTTTAATCATTGATAAATAAGATTTTTCTGAAAAATGACCATACCAATTACTACACATTTTCAAATCTTTTTCAATTTGACCATCACTTTGTTTTCCACTTGATAAATTTAATGTTTGTTTATTAACTAAATATTGTCTTGTATTGTTAGTTGCTTTTTGAAGAAATGTAGATAATGTTGCTTCTGGTTTTTTAATCTTTTCCCAAAAATGTGTATGTTCATTATAAACAATCCAAATTTCTAAAATTCTTGAATATTTCATTATTTCTGACAATTTTGGTGCCACAAATCTTGCAATATCATTACAACCAAGATATAATGTTTCAACTGGTATCATAAATTTTTCTTCACTTGTGATTACGATTGGACTGAATGTTTGTGTTATTGTGATCGGTGATGGTTGTGGTTGTGGTTGTTCAATCATTATTTGTGGTTGTTCTATATTAATTTGAGGATTGTCTAAATCAATTCTTTCATCCATAGACTTATTAATGAATGATATTTGATTATACAAATTTTCACTTAACCATTCATAGAAAATTCCAATTACAGCATCTGGACCACCAAAATTATCAACATTTTCTTTTGATAGTTTAATACCATCTAATTCATAAATAGCATTTGGAATTTCTGAAAATTCATTATAAACTAATTGTGGATAATTTTGACTTACATATGTTTTCAATGAAGTTGTAATTTCTGTTTCGATTGTTTGAACTAATATTGCTAACCAACTCAATCCTTTTTTATCAGTTTCAACAAAATCATACAAATGTGTCTCTTTAAGTTCATTTTGAATTAATATTAATGAATTTTTATACGCATTTAATTCATCATCTTTGAATGTTAAATTTGCTCCAAATGTCAAAGATGTCATGATTTCTTTTGCTTTTTTATCATCACATTTAAATTCTTTTTTAATTTTATTGAACCATTTTTGTCTATTATTGACATATAATTTCAAACATCTCAAATTTTTAGAATTATGTTTTAATCCCAAATGAAGAAGAATTGTGGCACAACTATTGACCATATCAAAATCATAATATTTATCATGTAATAAATAATTGCGATAAATTCTTCTCATAGATGAAAGACAATTAGGTAATTTGTATCTTCCTTGATTTGCATTTCTTTTGTATGTAATTATTGCCATTCCATTGTCATCCAATCTATTATAATAATTTTGCAATGCTTCAAGTTCTCCTCTGTAATGTGTAGTATTAAACCACTTATGTTGTTTATCTCTATCTTCTTGTGTCCATTCTTCTTTTAATAGTCCAGAATTGATAAGAGATTGAAGTCTTGATTTGTCAACAAATTCGCAAAGTTCGAAATTACTTTCCATCCTTTTAATATTAATATAGAAAAAAATCTTTCTATATTAATTTTTTCAATTTTATTTATTTTAATTTTCCTTAATTTTCCAATAAAATATTCAAAAATTCCATTCTAATTTTTTTCCAACATTGATATCTTCTTTGATGTATTTTACAATTTTCTTTGTATTTTTCATTGTTGTTTTGTCTCCATTTATAGATGTGTGATTTATTTTTAGAATAAGTTGTTGGCATTTCTTAATATAAGTATAGAAAATATTTTTATATCAATTTTTCAATTTTATTTTTCTTCTTGTTTTAATTTTCTTCTTTGATATGCTTGTCTTTTTTTTTCCAAATATAATTGATGTTTCTCTGGATCTTCAGTTACACGTTTATAATAATTTCTATTTCTTTCATTGACAGCATCTCTATTCTTTTCATTATATTTTTTACACGCTTCTTTTTGTCTGAGATAATGTTTTTCTGCTGGAGTTAATTCTCTTTGTTCGTCCATTTTATATAATATGTTAAGAAAATATTTTTATGTTTATTTTTCCTAAAATTATTTAGTTATGAAAAATATTTCATCATTAGAATTAATTGATTCACTTATAGGTTTTTGTATTAGTATTAATTTATTGTTTCTCTTGCCAGTCTTAATTATATAGGTGTTGTACGTAAAATCTAAATAAGAATAAACTTCACGTATCAAATCATTTGGAAGTTTTTTGATTATGTTGAAAGCATCCATTACAATATGAATGATGAATTAATTTCTCTATTAATTATATATGGATACATTCGCAAAAAAAATAGGAATAGAAAAGTATTCCAATCCAAAAGTAGTTCAAAAAAAAGCAGAAGAACTTGGTCTTGATATTTATTATTCAACTAGAAAAGACAAGAAATTTATGGTGATGAATCCAAATAATAAATGGGTTCATTTTGGACAGATGGGTTATCAAGATTTTACGAGACATGGAGATGTTGATAGATTGAGAAAATTTAAACAAAGAAATTCTAAGTGGTATGAATCAGAACCTTATACTGCATCATATTTAAGTGCTTGGATTTTATGGTGATTTTTTTCTTGATCATTGTATATGACATACATCATTTATACGAAGACTGGTTGCGAAGATTGTGATAAAGCAAAAGCATTATTATCTGATGAAGAGAAAGTTATTATTAATTGTGATTTATTAATCAAAAATAATAGATCAGAATTTATGAAATCTATCGAATTAAAAACTCGTAGACCATTTAAAAAATTTCCATTGATATTCAAAGATGATATATATCTAGGAAGTTATCATGAATTGTTGGATCATCTCAATTTTGAATTGGTTGAAGATTTTTGATAAATTCAAACCACTCAAAATCTAATTCATTAATTATGAATGTATATCCTAAAATAAAAAACACGTAATACATTTATAATTACAAAACAATATTATTTTTAATTTGGAACCCATACTTCTCACACACATAATTAATTAACCAATAATCATTAACCCAATCACTATATTCTGGTTGTCTCAATTCAAAAACATAATTATTCAATAATCTATTGACTTCATCAAAACAATTAACTTGTATAGTTGCTGATACATTCAATTCTAAATGTATGACATGAATTTTAATTTTTGTTATCACTTGGATTAAATCACATGGTTCAACATTTATATAAGATTCCATTTATACTATTGATTGAGAAAAAAAATTAAGCAATTCTAATTGCACTGAAATTAGAATTTCCAGCATTGAATTGTAATCTACTCGCTGTACCAAATCCCGCATTAACAAGACAATAATATGTAGTACTCGTTGCTGGAGTTACTATACTTGTTGTAGTTAAAACCCATTGAAGTCCTACACCAAATGTAGCGTTGTTTAAATTTATTATAGATAATCCGCTGTTAGTACTTAGAGCAGTAGATGAAGTACTGTGAGATGTCAAAAGTTGAGCTATCGTCGTTGAACCAGTAATAACTGTGAAACACGAATTTAACGTGATTATCCAAGTTCCAGCTGCCAAAACCATCGAACCACAATTACGAATTGTTGCTGTTGTCAAAGTTCCTGTAGTTAATGTAGCAGTAACGATTGTTCCAATTGCTTGTAATTTTGTATTGTTTGCTGTCGTGTATGCTGTTGATTGAACACTAGCATCTGGAAATTGCAAACTGATTCCAGAATTGAGAACTAAATTTGAACCAGATTTTGAATATCCAGCATTCGTAGAATTCCAAGCATCCAATTGATTTTGACCTGATGGAAATTGCAAGGCCGTGCCAGCAGTTTGTAAAAATATACTTCCTTTAACAATAACATTACATCCATCAGTTCCATCATTTTTTCTAAAATAATGGTTGTCAGAATAATGATTATTTTCTAAAGATTTTATCACTATTTTATCATTTGATGTTATATTATTAAATGAACTATCAAATCTATTCATTGATATATCTCCAGCACCGACAGCAAGACCAAATTGAAAATTAACGCCAGGATCTTGAAATGTCGCTGGTGATGAAAAAAATATTGGTCCATTGATTGTGTGATTAGTTTGATTTGTGATTATACTGTTAGTTGATACTCTAGACGTGATAGTTGCTGATGTAGATGAATTACTCAAAACACGAATTCCATGATCAATTGCTGAATTATTTGTTGTTATAACTATAGATGAATTATTTTGTGTTTGAGTTCCTATTACTGCTTCATTAGCACCAACAAATGTATTCATTGTGTTCAAAGCAGAATTTGCGATAAAATTAAATCCTCTAGCATTTGAAGTGTTGAGAATTCTAACATCTGGATTTGAACTAGTGCTGTTATTTCCAGACATTGTTATGTAATTGAATGACCCATCGATATTCAAATTACAATTTTTTGCCCAGCAATCTACTGAAGGCGAATTTATACTTGTTGTTGCAACTCTTATACCAACTCTAGTATCAGCCCAATTAGTGATTGTGATGGCATTATTATTTTTTGGAAAAAAACTAAAAATACCTCTGTCGTCTGTTTTTACAATTGGATTATAACTTCCACTTCCTAGTTTTGGAAAAAATAACATTGAATATCCCGAACCTTCTTCTTTACACGATATGACTGCTTCTGGAGTTGTATTTCCAGAATTATTATATAAAAATTCTGTATATTTCAATCTATTCGGATTTCCAGTTACGTCGTTAACAATTCTGTTTTGTGTTATTGTATTTGTTGATGCTGTTGTTCCATTTTGTGTTATTATATTATTTGCTGTTATAGTTCCAGTAAATGTATTTTGCCCAGATATATTATTTATTGAATTTCCGCTTATAGTTATATTTCCAGTTATAGTAGCATTATTACTGACACTCAACGAATTCGTTAAAGTATTTCCATTTACTTGAAGACTACTCGCGAATGTTCCTGATTGTGCATTGAAACTATTATTGAATGTTGAAGCTCCATTGAAAATAGCATTGTTGCTACAATCAAATGAAGAAGCATGTATGTTAGCATTTGCTACTAAATTTCCATTTAAAGTTGTTACTCCATTAACACGTAAATTTGCGTTCATTGAAGCATCGGAAATAAATGTATGTTTAACCATACTCCAAATATTTGCATAATTCATTCTGAAAGTTGGTGTCTCAACGTTACTCATATTATTATGTGTAAAATTTGTATAATAAACTGATGGAGCATTATTGAATGCTTTATTATAAAAACATAATCCAGCACTTTCTGATGTATTTGGAACATATTTTATCGCAGATCCATACCAAACAGATGTATTACTATCACCAAGAACTAAATTATTGTTGTAACTAATTGTATGTGTATTATCTACATACAGAGGTATATTTGTATACACTTGACTTGCTTGAAATTGAAAATTCTTGAATTGTGATGGATTTGCTGGATTTTTGACACTAAAATACATATAACCATTGACTTGATTATTTAAAAATCTCCACCCAGCACTTGTTGGGTCATAATAAACGCTCATACTATAAGTATTTGGATTTGTTGTATCTCTGATTGTTAATGAACCAGTTAAATCTAACGAATTTTTTAATGTTGTATTTCCAGATACATCCAAAGTTCCTAAGACATTCAATGAATTTTTTAATGTTGTATTTCCAGATACATCCAAAGTTCCTAATACATTCAATGAATTTTTCAATGTTGTATTTCCAGATACATCCAAAGTCCCAGAAATGTTTAATGATGAATCCATCTGAACAGCATCTTTAAATTCAATTACTTTTCCAGTATCAACGTCAATTACTAAATTTTCACCAATTTTTCCATTGATAGTTTGCAAATCATTTATGTTTGTTATGAAGGCATCATCTGCTTCAATTTCAGTCGCTCTAATTCTTAATAATCCATTCATAGATTTTTGAATATTCTGTGAACCAGATAAGTACATTTATATAGGGTCAGAAATTAATTTTTTTATAGTGAAATCAAACTCATAATAATCATCAACATCATTTTCTAAACCAAATTCTTTCATGAATTCAAGTCTAAGTTCATCAATTTTTTTATCAGCAAATATTTCTGCTTCTAAGAATGAATTAAATAGACCAAATGGTTCGCTAAATAATTGTTGTTTGTGATCAATGAAACACACGGATAATAAATATTTTTCGGTCATTATATAATAATACAAAAAAATATTTATTCGAAAGTTGGACGTTCATGTAATGGAATTTGACATATAGGGTCTTCAAATTTTTTCAATCTCATATTAGTGTAGGCATTCATTTCACTTTTTAAATTAACAATTATTTCTTCAGTATTAGCAATTTGAATTTCATTTAACATATGCCTATATCTATCTAAAAATATCATGTAGGTTAAAGGATTTTTATGGTCTAAAAAATCACAACTTGCCATTATTTCTGTGATGCAATTTTCAATCTCAAGTTTATCCATTTATAATTATACAATAGAAAATAATTTGAAGTTTTCGTAAAAATTATTTTCTACGATAATATTATAATGAGTAAACGACAACCAAAAGAATTACCAGTTCAAGAAGAAGAGCAAGTTGAAGAACACCAAGAACAAGAAAATGAGATTGATGAAATAGAATGTCAAGAAGATGTTAACCCAAAAAAAGTTTCTAAATTTATGCAACCAAACCCATATAGAGTTTGTATAAGTTGTGGATCTTCTGCGAATCTATTCAAAACAAAAACTCACAAAACTTGTATTGAATGTTGTAATTTAAGACCAAAGAAAACTGAAAAACAATTGGAATCATTTAAGAGAGCGAGAGAAATTAGACAAGCAAATATTCAAAGAAGAAAACAAGAAATTGAGGAATTAGAAAAACAAGCAAAAGAAGAATTGGATAAGAAAATTGTTAGTAAAGCAATCAGCATCAAAAAAAAATTAATAAAGCAAAATATGGAATTGGATGCCGTAAGCGATGATGATACTCCACTTGAGGAAGTAATGAAAATTGCCAAGAAAAAACCAATTCAAAAAAAACAATCTTCGGTGGAAAATGAATTACCACAGAAAAAAGTTTCTAATAAAAGGGTTACGATTTCTGAAGACGAATATCAATCTGAACCTCAATATCAACAACCACAGCAACATCAAATCCCACAGATTAGACGATTTAATTTTTTATAAGATGAGCAACAATGTTGTAGCAACAATTCCTTTTGCCATGTATCTAATTATCAAATATCTAAATATCTTATTGAATATATAATTAATTATTTGCTGAATGTAATCATACTCGTTAGAGAAACTTTCTTTTTATCCAATCCCAAACAATCATCTTGACCTTATAATTAAGTTCTACTTTCTTAATTAATTGATTTTCGTGAGCAAAATCAATTTGAGCTTTGATTTGATTAATTTCTAATTCAGTCAAACAATTGCTGAAAATTGTTTTTAATATATCAACGACAAATTCTTTTTTATCAATATTGTATTTCTTCTTAACAAGTTCTTCAACGCAATAACAAACAAATAAAATTAATTCATTGTCAATGTGTTGATTTTCTCTTAGTCTTGAAGGTTCAATATCGCGTTGTATTTTATCAACGATACATTGCTTAATGGTAAATATTTTTTCTTTCTTACGAAGAGAGTTTTTAGTCTTAATGTAGTACAGAGGATTACTGGACATTATACACTTTATCTTGAAAATATTTCATTCAAAATAAAGATTAATTGGATTGAACCATTTTATATAAATTTACCAATTTATTGTAAAATTCTAACTTCGCGAGTATTGACGTCAATTTCAATAAGAGCATCATAAATAGCAAAGAGACGGACTTGACAAGCTTGGGCAGTCGGTGTGTTAATTTCTAATCTAGCGTTGATTGGTGCCAAAAGTGACGAAACACCAGTGAGCATGGAAGTTGAACTAGGAACTCGTTCTGTGTTAACTCCAACTAAAAACATTCCTGGTGCTGTGTATGAATCTGGATAAGAAGCAGATGTGACATTCCACGTTGCTGGAGTTAAACCTAAGGATGAAGAAGCAATATTTCTATTTCCAAATAATGCCAAACATAATTCGCTAATCAATCCAGCCTTGTTGTTTATTGTCGAGAGAGGTCTAGGACTAAATAAAACTCCGCCGACTTCGAATTGAAAAGACCCGTTACTGGATGAAATGTCCAGGGCGCAATGTTTTCCATTTCCAGAAGTAGCCCCAGGAGCAACGGCAGGACTATTATGTAAAATTAAAGATTTGATTGAGGCCAAGCGATAATTGAATGGCAATTGAAATGAACCACTTGAACCAGAGGCGAGAGGTTGAGAACCAGTAGCGACGGAAGAAGATTTCAAAACAATTTTTCCAGCTTGATTAGCAAGACTGGTATAGTATTGTTCGACTGATGGATCAAAATTGATTAAATCGTAACACAACTCA